ATTAGCATGGATTAATTATAATCATTTACCAATTACGACTGAATCAAAACAAACTTCTTTTGAAACTGAACGTTACATTGTTTGGTTAAATGGATTTATTTCTAATCACAAAGAACTTGCACAAAAGTATCAAATGAAATTGAATACAACATGCGATACTGAGGTTTTAGCGAATTGTTTTGAATTAGGAATCAACTTACATGAACTGAATGGATTTTGGGCTTATGTTCGATATGATAAGGTTGATAAAATTATTTCATTCGGTACGGATCGTTATGGAATAAAGCAACTATATTATTATACCGACCAAGAAAATCAAATGTCGTATTTTTCAAGCGAGGTAAAAGGGATTTTAGCAGTTGTTGATAATGTTGAAATTCTTGGTTCAATGGCTGATAATTGGAATCATGCACTTGGTGTTCATTCTACTGATTTAACAATCTATAAAGGGATTTATCGTGTTCCAAAACTTCCACAACCAAGAATTATACGTTCTAAAATTAATACGGATTGGGAATATGAACGAGCAAAAAGGGAATTAAAAGCCATTTTAAAACGAGTATTTGAAAGAAATGCTTACAATGGTCCAACGGGTGTTTTTCTTTCTGGTGGAATTGATTCTGGATTAATTGCAAAATACGTTCAACCGGATTATACTTTTTCAGTTGATTACGATAATGCTGACTATTCAGAAATCGAATTGATTAAAAAGAACACACAAGGCATTCATTATTCAGTTCTAATGACCGATAAAAACTATTTACACTTTGCGAAAAAAGCAATGCTTGCGTTGGACGATTTAAAAGCTGGTTCGTGCTATTCAAATTTTGCAGTCAACGAACTTGCTTCAAAGTTTGTAAAAGTCGTTTATTCGGGCGCTGGTGGTGACGAGTTCTTTGGCGGTTATCCACATAGGTTGAATAAACCAATTGAATATGTGTTTAGAAGAACGCAATATCATGTTGATGTATATTCAGATAATAGTATCGGCAAATCACACTATGAATACGATTTAATGTTCCTTGACGCTGTTTTAGTTGTTGAAGATAGAATGAGTTCATTTCACACGATGGAAACACGATATCCACTACTCGACAATGAACTTGTTGATTTCGCACGATCACTACCTTTTGAGTTTATCGAAAATAAACGTATATTGAAAGATGTTTGTGGATTACATAATGACGTGATTCAAGGGAAAAAACGTGGGTTCTCAAATCCACACTTTACTAACGAAGAGTGGGTTATTTTCGCTCTATTAAATTTGAGAAAATGATTTTTGACCCTAATTTGCCAGGATGGGCGTACATTGTAGCGTTAGCTATACTGATTCCAGCGTTATTTTTTCCTTTGTATGGAATTATTTTATTATGTGTAATTGCACTTTTAGTCTTATTCGTGGTTGTTGAAACTGAATTTGATGTAATTGATAAACTGAAAAAACTATTTAAAAGATGAAACAAGACTTATACAACTCCGATTGGATTAACATCGACGGAAACAACATTCATAAAACCGCAATCATTCACCCGAACGTAAAATTGGGAACTGGAAATACAATTGGAGCTTATTGCGTAATTGGGTCGAATGGTGAGATTCGGGGTAAAAACCAAAACGAGTTTAAGGGAACTGTGGAAATCGGTAATAACAACGTGATTTCCGAACTAGTGACCATTCAACGTCCATTTGATGAAGGTGAAAAAACTGTTGTTGGTAGCAATAATATAATCATGACACGCGTACAAATTGGACACGATGCTAAGATTTACGACGATTGTGAAATTTGTTGCGCAACGATTGTTGGTGGATATGCTCAAATTCATTTTAGAGCGAAGGTAAAAATTGGGTGTTTGATTCGCAACCGTATTACAATCGGTTCGGATGCCGTGGTCGGTATGGGTTCAGTCGTAACAAAAAACGTAATGCAGAATTCAGTTGTTTACGGAAATCCTGCGAAGGAAAAGCCTTCTAAAAGTGAATTTGTAAAAGAATTAACAAGTTCAATGACCTTGTATATTAATCCGGATGAATAATGAAAAAGCCGTATTTATCACGAAGCGAACGCGAATCAATAGAGTTGAACACGACGCAAGGAAATTTAAACATGATTAGATTCAGATGGATGCAATTCGTCAAAGAATTACTGAGTGTTTTTAAATAAACCGTTCATCATTCAGATTTACCATTCAACACAATTGGAGTTGAATTGTAGAATTTAAAACTTACATTTAACGAAAAATTAGAGATTTATGAAAAAAATAGCACTTTTGTACACGTTCTGGACGGGTGACGACATTGAAATGTTAATCGAATCAATTGACGCACACCGAGAGCATGTAGACGAAATAATCATTTCGTATCAAACGATATCAAATACTGGTGAACACCGTCCTGTAAATGCTTTTTTGATAGATTGGAATAATCAAAAGAAACACGGATTTAGTTTGATTCAATACGCTCCAAACCTAACACTAACAACCAAGTCAAACGAGCGCATCAAACACAATGAATTGATTGAAGTGGCTAAACACAAGAATTGCACGCATTTTATTATGGCTGCAGCTGACCATTTCTATTCCAAAGAATGTTTTGATTATGCACGCAACATCATGGAAACAACTGATACGGATGTAATTCTTACAAGAATGCGTACATTCTACAAGCAAAAGAACTGGATTTTATCGCCTTTGGAAGAATATTACATGCCGTTCGTACATAAACTTACAATTAATACGGAAATAACGACACGCATTAAATATCCAGTTGTTATTGACCCAAGTGTAAAAGTTAGTACGGCTCAAAAGTTTCACGTTGCGAGTGACGATATTTTGATGGATCATTACTCTATGGTTCGCAAGGATATTAAAAAGAAGTTTAGAAATGCGGCTTCATCAATTCGATGGACGAAAGAACAAGTAGAAACATTTATTAACGAATACGACAATGCAAAGGTTGGTGACAGTATCACATATTTTCAAGGTCGTAAAATTGTAGAATCCAAATAATTCACTATATTAGCAACGTATGCCAAGGCGTTTTTTGATTAGGATTACCGTTGTAGAAATGCAACGGTTTTTTTTATTTTACAATCATATTAACGTAATCCTTCCAAGTTCCATTCTTTATTTTGGCTTCATGGAATAATTGACTGATAAAAATGTCACGTGCTGCCATTCCGTATATTCTACAATCGAATAAGTGATTTTGTGCATTTCCAGTTTTCTTTTGCCACACAAATCGTCTTGTTTTCTCATCCACACGCTTTTCTTCCGCTTCAAAGTGACTAAAGAAGTTGTGTAACTCATAAAGTCCATTAGACGGTGTCGGGAAGTTCATAAAGTCAGCTGGCTGTTTTAATGTGATATGTGGATTCCAATTAAGCCCAATATGCGTTGCAAGCAAATCTTTGTATCTATTTACATTCAGGATCCACAATTTCGCATCGTCACGCGACAATTGGAACGGCTTATAATCTTGGTCAATGTAAATTCCTGAATCTTGTAATTTGTCACCTTTTACAGCATATACATTGAACTGTGAGTTTTCAACATAAGGCTTTACATAAACTGATAAGTGACCATAATCTATTGAAGCCGCAAAGATTGGTAATGTTTTACCCGTATCAAGTTGATAACGCTTTGCAAGTATTTTGTCTAGTTCATCCCAGACGCAATTCTTTGACCCAAATTTGTAACTCCATTTCACACGGTCGGGGTGGTTATGTGTTGCTAGGTTTCTAATTCCAGCTGGTTGAAATGTTCCAATCGAACCATGTGTAACAGAATAAGACGCGCCACTTTCTGACCATGCAATGATTTCATAATCAAAACGCGCATCATCTTCAAGCTTTTTCTTTTCGTCGAATGCAGTACCATTTAAATCGCTCCCAAGTGTAAGTAATACAATACGTCCATTTCCGTCTGCTATGGATTGTTTTTCAGGTACGATTCCAACATTGTAAGGTCGGATGTTGCGTTGTATTTGCGTAGCGTCAATTGATTCACCTTGCGCTTCGTATGTTTCACCTAAAACAAGATTGACGAAGGTTTGATGTAGCTTTTCATTTCTTGGTTGTCCTGGTGGATTAGCTTCTAAATATTGTTTAACGTATTTGAACCAACCAAACATATACGTTGGACCATACAATGAAGAAATGTGATAAGATGTGTATTCGGGGTCTTTTGCGTTTGCGGTTGCGCGCCACTCACCAGCAATGAGTAATTCTGACTTGTTTTGATCAGTAAAGAATCCGTCACATTTTTGGCAAACGTAACCAACTGAATCGGCAATTAGTTCACTTTCTTCTGTAAGTTCCCAACTGATTCCAGCCTTTTTTCCTTCAACGGCTTCGCTGTCAGTCTCCCATTCAATCGTAATATATTCACCACAACAAGGACATGGAATAAAGTATTTACGTTGGTCGCCTTTCAAGTATTCAGGTTCAATGTTTGATGTGGCTTTTACTTCGGGTGTGGAAATAAACGCCAGCTTCATTGTTTTTGCGTAAGTTGAATATCGTTGCATGATCAATGGAACTGTTGAACCGGATTCTTTCGATTCGCTTTTCATTGCTTCAAAGTCATCTATGAATCCATATCTGTATGAAACTTGACGCAATGTTTTGTGATTTGTAGGTCCAAGTGTTAAATGTCCACCGGTAAATTCCTTGGAACGGTCTTTGTCACCAGACTTATTGTTCTTTGCTCGATTGGCATTTGAGTGAATCAAACGACGAATACCAGTTGAATCAATCATATTGTCAACTTTAGCCATTGCTTTTTCCACTAAATCGTCGTGACCAACCAAGAAAAGAATGTTTCCTGGTTGTTGTGAAATGATCCAACCAATGCCATTTTCAATGAATCCAGTAGACAATCCAAGTTGCGCACCTTTCATGATTACAATAATACGCGCTGGATGCGTTGGTGAAAGTGTGTCAACAATTTCTTTTACGTATGGTGAATTTTGAAACGAGTACATTCCTTCCATACTTGACACGTCGGAAGTCATGAATCGAAATGTTTCAGCCCATTCACTCGGAAGAATATCTGAAATCTGAAATTCTGCAGCATCAAATATTTCATCAAGAATACTGTTATCAATATTAAATTCCATCTTCGTCGTCATTTAATTCAAGGCTTTTTGTAGTTCCAATGGCGTTTTTAATCTGAACACGTGCATCTGTAACGGCTTTTGAATGAATATTATTAAGTCCAGTTGTGTTTTTTGATATGATTTTCACACGATCCGTTTCTGCAATTCGATGAACATGGCAAATTTCGGTTATCTGTTGTTCGGAAAACGACTTGTAATTATTGATAATTGACTTCGAAAGTTGTGCTACAATGGATTTTACCACGTCAATAGGTATGTTATTACCTAGCAAAGTAGCTAGTTTTTGTTCCGCAAGCTTGGTGTCAACAATCTTTTTGTCCAATTCGGCTTGCATTTTTTCAAGTTCCAAATTATATTTTGAGATTGTTGCCCTTTCAGCGGCATTGACCACTTTCTTTGATGGTGTATTTTGCAGAACGTTGACCGAAGGAATTACGGCTTCTGTTGTTTCTGGTTTGGGTTGCGCAAACTTTCCTTTACCTTCGCTGTTACGTCCTTTTAGAAAGTCAGCGTTTTCCCTCTTTTCCGTGTTGATAGTTTTACCATCTGGCTCCAATACAATCTTACCACGCTTTATGTACGTGGATAGATTAGCGTTGGTAATACCAGCTAATTCACAAAATTCAGGTCGTCTACAGATCATTACGCTTGTTTTTTATCCAATTCGCGTATGATTTTACGTCGAACTATACGCTTTTTACTGTTGATTGCGGTTGCAATGTCATTGTAAGTCTCCAATGTTTCTCGAGAATACACACGTTCCAACAAGTGGAAACGCAATGTATAGTGAAAAAATATGATTGCAAGGACAAAACTGAACCATGAAGGCGACGAATACCATTCGTAAACCATGCGACCGAACGCAATCATGAACGTCCATTGGAGCGTAAAACAGAAATAATGCACGCTCGTTGCATTGACTAATTTATTTTGTGAACTCATTGTTTTTATTGGTGTTTTTCGATTTGTGAACCTGTCAAATATACGAAAAGTTCACACGCAAGTTCACAAAG